ACGCACGTTTGGAGGTATTCATGTGCCAATTAAAAGCTATGAAGATTACCGCAAAACTATTTGTGACAATTTTTTAGTGGGTTTTCCAGAAGAAGTTTTGTTTTCAAGAGCCTTCGCAGAATGGTTATTAGATGAGCATTGTAAACTGCTAGAGCGTTACGCTCTATATCAGTTGTTTAAGAAAGAGGTTTACTATTAGGAGAAACATTATGAAGTTACAAAAGGGGGATGATGGCTCTATTAACAGAGAATAGTGGAAATCCTTTTAGAACATTAGACCCACAAGACTATAAAAGCGATGGGCAATTAAAGACCCTTGGTGCGGAACTGGCTCTTGTAGTAGGAAGTGCTGCTAAGTCCGAAGCCTTCATTCAAGATAAACAGTGGTCGCTTTTGTGGAGAGATGCCGACCTTGTGTTTCAAAGCCCTAGACCTATGACAGTGTTTGAAAATACCTTAACATAATGGGGGCATACTATTGAGAAGTAGATATGCGAATTCTCTCTGATTGACTTGGACGCTGAAATGCTAACAGGGCGCAAGCGTAATGGCAGCGTGAACGACTAAGCGAGAGAACATCCTTTGGGATGATGCGATAGTCTGATCTTATAGGAATAAAAACTATAAGCTAACACAAATGACATACTCGAACCAAACGTCAGCAGGTTTACAGTAGCAAAGGTGGTTAACAGTATTGTGCCACAGCTTTATAAGGGTTTGTTTTATCAAGACCCTCCAATGATAATTCGTCCTAGACCCGGAACATCTCAAGAAATAACAGATGCTAAGACTTTTTTGTTTTCTTCAGTTTTGGATTCTGCTAACTTTAAAGAAGAGACTAAAATTGGACTAGAACAAATGGCTCATTTGGGCACAGGTATATGGAAATGGGGTATTAGATACGAAGAAATCATTACTAGAAAGCGTGTAGCGACTGTTAGTAAAATAACAGCAGGTCCAGTAGGTGCTCAAGAAACGGCTCTATTACCTACCGATTCTCCCCCAAGTATTCAAACAAGTACGAGAATAGCTCCTAGAGTGTACTTTGAAAGCCGCGAAGTTAGCAAAGTTTTAATTGATCCTCATACCCCCGTAGGAGATATTCGTAAGTCTTCTTATGCTATAGATATTCGTTATATGGATTTCTATGAGATGAAGATTTTACGAGACGCTATAAAAGAACTACCAGAGGGTCATCCCGAAAAAGAAGGATGGGATTTACCACAAACGGATAGTGAACTAATGTCTTGGTGGATGCCTCCGGTAGAAGATACCCCCGTTCTTAGTACAGACCAAGCCACATATTCAGAGGGTGTTGTTCACCATTCAGAAAAGTTACAAGTTAATACTTCTCCTGATTTGCTTTTTAAGAAATTAGAAGTGTTAGAGTATTGGGACAAACGCAAACAAGTTCATGTTGTAGCTCGCAAAAAAGTAATAAAGTCTGGTAAAAATCCTTATGGAGTTACGCCATTCTTATCCTCTAATTGGTGGAATCGTCCCAAATCTTTCTACGGAATGGGACTAGGGTTAATTGTTGGACAGAACCAGCGCGTAGATCAGGGTACTATTAATGCCATTCTAAAGATTTTGTCATTTGGTGTCAACCCTATTTATCTCCGTAAGCGAGACTCAAACACACCCACACAAATGATAGGAACAGGGATAGGTAAGATATTAACAGTTGATACTGAGGTTGATAAGAGCTACAAACTCTTAGATATGCCGAAAGTTCCTGCCGAAGTTTGGAGCGCGTTAGCCGAATCTGAAAAAGCTACAGAAAGTAGCTCAGGTGCCGACCAAACACTAGTACAAGGTTCTACTGCTGGACCGCGAACCTCTATGGGTCGAACAGCCGGTGGTGCTGCTCAGTTAGGCGCTGCCAGTGCAACCCGCTTAGACGGCCCGTTAGATAATTTTATAGAACAAGTATTTAAGCCATTCTTGTACATCCTTGATATGCTTATTTTTACTTATTTCTCCGATTACGAGATATTCACTATTCTTGGCGAAGAAGTCGGCAAAGACTTTGAAATGGATTTCCAACAGTATCACGATGCTGTGTTTACCTATGAAGTTCTTGCAGGAGCTAGTTTAGCTGCTAAACGTACTATGAGTCAGTCAATGACTCTTATTGAGCAAATCTTCACCAATCCTAATATTCAGGAAATGCTTGCAGATATAAACCAAGAATACGTAGACATTAAAGTTATTCTTAAAATGTGGATGGAAGCCTCAGAGTGGAAGAACGTTCAAGACATTATTAAGCCCATGACCGAGCAAATGAAGCAAAGAAGGCAAGCACAGTCGCAAGCTGCTCAACAGAATAGTAAGTTTTCACAACAGAGTCAGCTTTTGAATCAAAAGGCACAATTAACTGCTGCCCAAAAACAACAAGACGCTCAAGACAGGTTCCAGAGAGACATTGTTGTAAAGGCTTTGTTAAATAATGGAGAGTCTGAATCATCTGAAGGACAGCCTAATACAACAGGGTTAGATGCCTCAGAACCAACAGTTGAATAGCGTCAGAGGAGGCGTGATTGTCAGATAGCTTTGCACCAGATACAACCTTAAATAGCCGGGAACGACAAGAGTTAGCAATGATTATTGCTCAACCCGGCTTTAAAGTTATGCAGAATTTGTGGAAATCTTGTGTATCATCTTTTAACTTAGCTCTTATAAATACACCAGAAGATTCTACAGATTTGATAGTAGCTAGGCATAGGTCCGCTAAAGTAGCAGCACAACTATATACGTTGTTTGTTAATAGAATAAACGAAGAAGTTTTTAATATAAATAATGCACCCAGACCTTATGATAAGCCATTAGATATTTCTAATGACTTAGATATAGGGGAATACACTAAGTATGGCGCAGACATAGAGGAAGAGGAGCCTTTTTAATGAGCGACGAGTTGAGCGTACAAAATACACCAGAAACACCAGTTGAATTACCAGAATTAGTCTATACCTATCAGCCTGAAGACGAGGATGGATTTCCTTTAGGCGGAAGGCAAGTTATTAAATATCGTACACAAGAGGAATTAGCGGATAAATTACGAGATCAAAATGTTCTATTAGTTAGGCGTTTACGTGCCGAAACTCGTAAAAATCGTTTAGGTACTAACGATGTTGAAAACATTCCACAAGAGGCACAAAGATACACTGGCCCTGTTGAGTTTAAACCTCGTGAGTTGTCTCAGGACGAGATTACGCAGTTATCTCATGAACTTTTAGACCCTACTACAGCCGTTGCCGCACAGCGTAAGATATTTGAAGCATCGGTAGGAGTTAGTCCAGAAACACTTAGCACTACTTTACAGAAGATACAAGAAGACAACTTACGTAATCGCGCTCGGTTAGAGGCCGATGCTTTTATTCTTGATAATCCCGATTATGTTAGATGCGACAAAAATACACAGGCTTTGATTCAGTGGTTACTTCGTTACGATTTGGACCCTATTAGGGAGAATTTCCAAAGAGCTTATGATACATTGAAGTCTCAAGACCCGCCTATTATTGTTTTGAGAAAAAACATAAATCCTACAGACCCGCCTAGCGCGTATGTAGCCACGCAACCCGTACAACAGCCTACACAAAGTATTCCTGTTATTCCTGTTAGTCTTCATAATGGTAACTCTTCTAATTCTGGGACTCAGCCTACAGTTGCCGACCAAATTGTTTATAAGAAAGTTGTCAATGGTAAAGAAATGGTATTTACGGGTTTTGCCGCTATAGAAGTTATGCCTAGTGAAGAATATAAGCATAGAATCAACCATGACCCTGTTTTTGTTAAAGCAGTTAATAAACTGTATAGCAATGTTCCACGTGCTGCTCAAGTGCTTCCGGTGTAACATGAACTCAGACGAATTTATAATAGAGGAGTTTACAGGTACGGACGAAAGTATTAATCTTCTTAGAGGTATAGAGTACATTTGTCATGGTGAGACTGGTGCTCCTAAAGCATGGCTTAAAGAGAAAGCATCAAAAGGCAAGACTTGGGTTATTAAGAGATACGGCATCATAGTAGGGTTTCTAATAAGCGGTATTAAAAGTCCTTTAGGAGGCGGTTTTTATCCTTATGTAGAAGATATAGCTGTACTACCTGATTATCAATATAGAGGTCTTGGTAAAAGACTATTAGATACTTTTGAGAAACATTACGTCGAACGCGGGTTTACGAGCGTATGGTTACAGGTTAATGTAGAAAATCCTGCACAAACTTTATATTTTAAACAAGGGTATAGGGTAATAAATTTTAATGCTAACCTATACGGTCATGGACACGACGGGTTAGATATGTATAAAAACATTTACAAGTAAGTTTTAAAGGATAGCAGTCGGATTACTGCAATGCCGCCAACAATGCGTGAGGTAACTCTTGTGGAAGTCCCGCAAGAGTCAGTAAATATATAGTCGGATTACTATAGATAGCTGGCGCAATAGGACTGTAATAATGTCTAGTCTATTTGGAGGAATAGTTAGGATATTCTATAAGGAGAATAAAAAATGGCTGGATATAGTCCTGCAAGTAATAGTCAGAGTAATTTACCACAGTCCACGGTGCGATACTATGACAAAAAGTTCCGCGAAAATTTGAAGGCTTAAGGTACTGGGTCTTCTAAAACTTGACTAAATCGGTGAACATCTGTTATAATATGAATATGATAGAAAATACCGAGGAAAATAATTTGAAAGAAACGCGATTTGCTTATGCAGCCGGACTGATAGATGCTGATGGAAGTTTATATATTTCCAAATGTATACGTAAAGACGGTTATACCAGCTACGATCCAACTTTAATGATTCGCTCTACGCACCTACCTACTATGAAATGGTTTGTTAGCGTGTTTGGAGGAACCTATGATAAAACTGTCTGGAAAGATAAGAATTATAAGGACTATTACCGTTGGAAATATAGTAGTGACATACATGCAGCGCGCTTCCTTGATAAGATTATTCCTTATTTGTGGATAAAACAAAAACAAGCTTCTTTGCTTAAACAATACTTTGAAATGCGGTATGTAAATGATAAGCAACAAAGAGAAGCTATTTATCAACAAATGGGAGAATTAAATCAGAATTACTCCTTAACGACTAATACGCCAAGTTTACCATTAAAGGATAACCTTCGTAACGCATACTTTGCTGGTATGTTTGACGGAGAAGGTAGTTCATATATAATTCGAGGAAAGCAAGGTAAGCAGAGTCGTGGTAAAGGCTTTTATTATAGAGCTTGTGTGTGTTTAGGTAATACTTTTTTACCTGTTATTCAGGAATTAAAGAAAACATACGGAGGTTTTACTAGAGAAAGACCGCCCCACAACGGCAAACTTATGATGCACGAATGGGATTTAAAAGATAATCCTCTAAAAGAGCGATTTCTTTTATCCGTACTTCCTTATCTAAAAATAAAAATAGAGCAATCAAAAATTGTTCTAAATTTTGTTAGGATGAATGGAGAAGTTAATCCCGAAAAACGAAAAGCTATGTGGCTGGCTTGTTCTGAATTAAATGGTAAAAAGATAGAGTCTGATCTTATAGGTGACTATAAGAGTGCTACTGTGGTGACATAGATAGCCTAAACAATAATACAAACACCTTTCATTGCGTGCTCGGAACGCCTCGACCTTCCTACGAAGTCGGGTAACCAGTATGAAATGTTCATGTACGTGCCTTTCGCCGCTAATACTGCTCAGACTACCGAGGGTACAGTTGGTAGTGGCATTGCTGTTAACGTTCTTAATAACACATCAACAATCGGAGAATATGCTGATTATGCTAACTTCTCTAGTTTGTCTCTGGCTACAGCCATAGACTCGACTGTTGAAAATGTTGCGCGTGAACTTGCTTATCGTCTTGGTGAGTCGCTTAGCGCATTAGTTCGTGCTACTGCTGATGGTGCAAACGCTGTTGATTCTAGCGTTTTAACACAGCTTGGCGCAACTTCTACTAGTTCTTTCACAACCCTGAGTTTAACTCAGATTCGTAATTCTGTCCAGAGTCTTGCTGGTCGTTCGGTTCGTCCGTTCGATGAGTCCAGTAAGTCCTTTATTGGTGTGATTCATCCTTTTGCATTAGGTGATGTTCTTGCTGATACTAGCAACGATGCTCCTATCGACATTTTGAAGCACACTCCAGTGGGCCTTGCTCGTATGGAAGATTTAATCTCTACTGATTTAACAGAGATGATCGAACTTCCTAGCTCTGGTGTTCATTTCTTCCAGACAAATCAGGTCACTCAGACTACTAATTATAAGGGCGTTACAGGCTTAACCGCTCTGCGAACTTACATTTTTGGTCGTGACGGCATCTTTAGCATTAAGCTTGGTGCTCAGGGTGATACGGGTTTTGGTGATGGAGAATGGCGCAATATAAAATGCAACATTATGCAAAATGTTGAGCCAACGGTCGCTGATCCTGAAGGTTTAATTCCGGGGTGGACTTCCTAAACAATAACCTATAATTATTATAGGTACTATGGGCTGACCCTTGAAAAAGGATATCAGTAATCTTCTTTAATTGACTTGAAATCTGAAATGACAACAAGGCGGAAGAAAAGACTTGACAAAGCTTTTCACCGTGAGAGACTAAATAAGAAGACAACCTAAAAGGTTGAAGCGATAGTCCGATCTTATGGGAATAACAACCATAAGAGATTGATAGAAATATTCAATCCAGTATCTCCCAAGGTATGTATAAACATGAAAGCAATAGATAAAAACACAAAAGAAAAGGTTCTTGAATTATTACAAGCACAAAGAAGTCAGAAAGAAATTTCTACTAGGACTGGCGTGTGTATAGGAACAATCCAAGATTGGGCCGCAGAATGGAGAAAAACCGGACTGTTGGTGAGCTACAAAAGACCGGGAATGGCTTTTACAAATCAAGCTAAAAGTGTGTCTAATGGATACTACAAAAGTATTAGAAAAAGATACTTAGGTATGCAGTGGACCGATAAACTTGAGAAACGTATATTTGGTTTTAATAACCCTACAGAAGCGATTCATTATTATCTCGATAGTAATGGCGATCCGAGGGTGTGTGCGTATTGTGGCATAAAACCTAAAAACGGTAAAGTATGGGGATTAGATAGAATAGACTCCTCTATAGGACATATTCCGGGTAACCTTGTTCCTTGTTGTTCTACCAATGAAGAAAATAGATTTTTATCTTGTCAGACAAGCAAATCAAATTTTAATCTGAATGCTTGGATGACTGCTAGTATGTTTCGTGCATACGGTAAACCACTTCCAGAACAGGTGGTTTTAAATAGACTAGAAGAAGTTTATAGTCTAGCAAAAGAACTAAAAGATACTGTAACAGTTTGATAGAGTTCATTTCACAACGTCGCTCGGCCCTGATACTACAATTCGTATTCGGGAAATAGACGCTGCATCGGCCATTTCTTGATTAAGAACATAAGGGGGTATAAAAACCCTCTTATGCTGGTTTTTTATGCCAGCGTCTATTACGCTGGTTTGCTTTTTGTTCAATAGGGTTAGACCATCTTACATTGTTTGGTTCATAGTTACCGTTGTTATCTATGCGATCAAATTCTGTAACAACACAATTGGTAAATCGTTGTGTTAATAGGTTTAGTTTATTCATACTTTAATCAGTATAACACAAGAAGCATCAAAAGTCAAGAAATAAATACGGAGAAAACAAAATGAGTTTTAATTCAGTTTTTCATGCTGAACCTACTTTGACAGCACAGGCTTCCCCTTCTTTAGCTCCTGCTCTAGGTGTTGACACATCTACAGGCAATCTAAAGGTAAATTTGGGGTCCGGTTCTAGCTCAGGATGGGTTCCTGCTAATATTGCGGTTGCTAATATAGCGTTACTAGCACAAACTGCTAACGTTGCTAATGTTTTAACATACGCTGTTCCTTCTAACGCTGCTGGACAGTGGTTAGTAACATTGTATGAGACAGCTAGTAACACACCTACAGGTGCTACATTACCTGCTGTGACAGTTACTTACACAGATAGGGACACAAGTGCAAGCATTACACAGACAGTAGCCTCAGTTGGTTCTGTTAGTGCTAATACTACAGTTTCACAAGCAACCCTTGTGATTAACCCTGCTGTGTCTACTAATATTGTTATTGCAACTACTAGTTATGCTGCGGGTAGTGGTACTGCCCTTGCATATAATATCAAGGCTCGAATCGTTCCTTTGGGCTTTTAATAAGGAGAAAATAAAATGGCTTATCAAGCAACTACAGGTTTAGGTACACCTACCAAACTTGTTGTTACGGGCAATGGGGGTACTACAAAGAATCCAGCCGTAACTTTATCTTTATCCGCTAATACTTGGCCTACTACGTTTCAGCTAGAGACACAGATTCAGGATGTTTCAGGTGCGGAGCAAATTGCTGGTACAGCGTTTACGCTTACCGCTGCTGCTAATGCTTCGTCTCCTGCCGACCTTACTCTCAGTGCTGTTGCTACTTCGGCTGCTGGTGTTGCGGTGTATACGGGTACGATTACAGGTGGTGGTTCAAATGCTTACGCGGGTGCTACTTTTGTTGTGGCTGGTTTCGCTACCAATGCTTCTAACAACGGTACTTTCCAGTGTACAGCTAGTACGACTACTACACTTACGCTTAACAACATTGCTGCAATCGCAGAGACACATGCTGCTACTGCTCAGGATCAGGCTAGTGTGACGGTGTATACGGGTACAATTACAGGTGGCGGATCAAACGCTTTTGCTGGTTTTACGTTCACGGTTACTGGTTTCGCTACCAATGCTTCTAACAACGGTACTTTCCAGTGTACAGCATCTAATACGACTACGTTGACTCTTACCAACCCTAACGGCGTTGCGGAGACACACGCTGCTACCGCTACACAGCAAGAAACAACTGCTCTTACTTATGTTGCATACGGGTCTAAGACTCTTAGTGGAAATACTTATATCCCATCTGGTACTTCACAGCATGTGGCTACGGTGTCCGCTACAGGACTTATTACAGGTGTTGCGGCTGGTGGTATTGAGATTGAGGTTTCGTATCCAACGTTTAATAACACAATTGGTGATATTGTTTCTAGTGGTAACATTATGAACGGTCTTCCAATTAACAAAATCTATAAATCTGTTGATGTGCAGGTGCTTCCGTAATTAAATAGTTGAGCGAAAGAGGAGACGCGCAATGTCACAATACGAAGATAACACAGATGAGGACGCGCTTGTAAGCGTTCTTAGACACCAAAATCGAGCGCAGCGTAGTCTGGTTAAACAGCTACGCCGCCTTCGCAAAGAAGAAAAAGAGCACTCACATGAATTGTTTGAGGCTCTATTAGATACTGACCCACAAGCGGAAGCTGCGTTTAGGGAACTTTGGATGCGTGGTGAGTTTGATTGCAGTCCATCGGATTACCAAATGGTAGTCGAGGAATGTCTTAGAGCTTTAGCAGTCTATAGACGAATTTCAACCCACATTCCTGCGCTAGAGTCCGATTGATTTAAAAAGTTTTATACTAATATATGTCAAAATATGGTGGATTACCGGATATAGACTACTATTAGTTTTAGTAACTAGTTAGCACGGCCATGCGCTTAGTTACACTGCTATATAATAGGTAACGTTCATTAGCTAAACGTTTTTATATAGCAGAAGCATTATTAGTGAGGAGACTAAAGGTGCCAACAGCACAAGAAATACAAAGTTTACAAGGTACTCGATTAGAGGAAACGCCACCTTGGATGAGCTATGCGGCTGAAATGGGCGATAACATGTCTCCCGAATTAGCAGCACAAGTTGAAGAATACTCCCAAAAACATTACACAGATGCCCCGATTAGCTCACAGACTCAAGAGGAATTATGCAGACTACAAGAGGCTAATCAAGAATCTGCCAAAGAGTATCAGTGGCTAACACCAGAAGAATATGAAAACGTGGAAGCTAGAACAGGAACAGTAATTGACCATGCAGAGTTTATTCGTAGACTCCGAAAGCATGGAATAGTTTGTTTCTATAAGCAGCACCCACATCACGATAAGGCTGTATTATGGGTTTCTAAAAACGGACTAGGAGAGCCTGAAGTTGCTTGTTGGGTACAAGTAGGCCCAATGCCTGAGTTATCTATCATGAACTTCGATGCTCAAGGTATTCCTTTAGCAGAAAGGCGCAGAGGTTGGCGTACATGTCTTTTGCAGATCATACTAAAAGGTATTATCTCTGAGGATGACGCTAATAAGCTATTTGGCTACCCAAAGTATACAGAGCAGTTCGATAGATATAATTACACATTACACATGTTTAGAAATGCGGGTGGCAAGCTAAGTGAATAATTAAAAATCAGGAGGAGATAATTAGTGAGTAAAGGTTTAAGCGGTGAAGAGTCTTCAAATATAACAGGTGTGTTACATAAGACTCAAGAAGTAGATACAAATAAAAATAAGTTAGCTGCTTTAGAAGTTGAAGCTAAAGAGCTTGAGTTAAAATCGGCTAGACTTCGTTTATTGGAACAAGAGGCCAATCTTCAAGATATTCAGGAGCGACTAGCAGAGCGTCAATTAAAACGTGAAACAAAGCAATCTCGTAGTATTATCAACGGGCACACATTACGGCAGCTAGCAGACACAGACAAGGCTGTACAGGCTCGATGTAACCACCACAAAGGCGGTGACGGCGCTCAGGGCGTTGTTTATGGACAAGGACAAGACCCTCAATATGCTGTTCTTAAACATATTATGAGTAATGGCGATACATGGGTGCGGTGTCTACGTTGTGGGAAAACTTGGAAACCACCTATTCGAGATGCTAGGAACTATGATGGTACACCTCGCTATAAGACCGAAGAAGTTTATATAGAAGCTTTTATAGAGTATAAAACAGCTTGTGCGTTTCCTACTAGAAATCATACTAGTAGTTCTGGTCAGTTTAAATGGTCTGATAATGGTGAGTATTTCCGTGAAATGATGGATCAAGTTACCCTTCGTTAATAATTTGGAGACAATATGCCTTCTAGTGTTTCAGTCTTTTTTACTACAACGGCTCCGGGTAATTTCACCTTACCTCATAATCTAGGTGCAATACCCGGATCAGTTATTTTTGAGTATATTACTGGAGGACAAGTTTGGTTTCAATCTACTAGATATGATGCTAACAATTTATATCTAGTAGCATCTGATACCGGAGTTGAGTTTTATGCTTTAATTTATGTAAGTGTAACTCCTATAACACCGAGCGCCAGTGTTCCGGCCAACTCTACTATAAGATTACAAGAGGTAGTAAATGATGCTTCCTCGTTAGGCGACGTTTCTCCTGCTCTAGCAACTGGCGGGTTATCACAAGCCCCTGCTCTATCAATTGCTAACGACGTTATGCAAGCGTTGATAAACGGTGGTCCGGCTGGACAGCCTTATAATTGGAAATGGAATAGATTTAATATACCGCCGTTCCCCACCATTAGTTTGCAGCAAGATTATTTCATACCCGGTTTGGTAAATCTTGGATGGCTAGAAAGTGCATGGGCAGTTAATATAAACCAAACATGTATATCAAAGTCTAAGAATCAGTTAGAGGTTAGAAAAGACTTACAAGTTACTAACTTTCAAACTAGCGGTGGCGGAAAGATTTGTTGGTTACCCAATGACCAATTAATGACAGGAACTTGGGGCGCGGCACCATTAGGCCCAACAGCAGGGTTTCCTTCAGGTCAAACGACCGTAGCAGGTCCAAACCAAACGGGACAACAGAATCCGGGTCCGGGTGTTATTTATACCAACCCCTTACAGACGTTAGCAACACCTATTAATGCTTCTACGTGTATAGCCGATCAGTATGGTAATCTATGGGCATTAACGACTTATGGAACTTGTGGAAACACGCAACCCGCATGGACACAGTTTCCTACTTACCCTACGTTTAGAAATCCTTTAGCTACTGCTACTACAGTAACAGACGGCTCATGTGTCTGGACAGCAGTTAACCCTAAAGGACAAGGTATTAGATTAAACCCTATACCTCCACAAAACGGGGTAGTGTGGCTTATTCAGCCTATAGGACAAATGAGAGCACCAAGGTTCTTTAACCTTACGCAGTATCTTAATCCTATACCAGATGATTTTGAATGGGCGTTTAAGCAAGGGTTCTTCGCAGAATGTTATCGTAGAAACCCCGATGCAAAAGTTAGAGCGCGTTACCCACAAGAACGACAAATATGGTTAGAAGCCCTAGACCACGCTGTTAGACAATCTGATAGAGAAATGGACGATTACGGCTTTTATCCGAGTTCTATCATTATGGATACTGGATACGCTATTAATCAAATTACTCCGGCGCAACCTTTTGGACCGTGGAGTGGTTGGTAAATAATTTAGAAGTTACAAGACGGGGAGTATTCTTTATGAGTATTCCCCGTTTTTTGTTTTAGGAGATTACATGGCTTCTTCGAGCACTATACAGCTAAAAGATACAATACAATGGGCTAAGAGGTTTATATTCCAGCGGTCCACAACCTATGGTAATAATTTAGAACCTGCCATGACAAGTGCCAATTTAGTTCTACAGACGATTTTAGGAGCACCCTTTGCTTGGAGATGGAATCGTAAAGTTACTGGTTTTATAACAACACAGGGGCAGCAAGACTATACAATATTTAATTGGACAGCAACGTTTGCTGTTTCTACAGGTTGGGTATTAGTCGATTCTAATGGAAACTGTCAGAGTGTTACCACAGCCGGGACCACAGGTTCTACTATTCCTACATTTAATGCTACCAAAGGGAGTACGACTACCGATGGATCAGCAGTTTGGACTAATTTAGGGTCTATAAATACTCCCGTAAGTACAACATACAATTTTGATTGGATTGAAACTACATCAATTCAATTACTAAATCCTAACACACAAAGTCCTTATTGGAAAGAAATCCCTTCTAAGCTGTGCCTTAGTTTAGATTCGGCACAATCTCCCCCTAATTATATATCTGCACAATCAGACGATGGAAACGGTAATGTCACTTTTAGACTAATGCCCGTTCCCGATATGTCTTATCCAGTAGCTATAACCATACAGCAAAAACCCCCAATACTAGATAGTGTTAATGCTACTTGGACACCAATACCAGATGAATACTCGCGCTTGTATACTTGGGGATTCGTAGCGTTGATGTTATTTTTTGGTGATGATGTTTCTAGGTTTCAGTTGGCTAACCAAAAAT